TATCGAAAAGAGAACTTCCAAGCGGCAGTCTCTCGATCGTTCAGCTCAATGAGGGAATCCTCCACCTCCTCCTCAGGACATACAGTGCATAACGCGGCCGGAACAGCGTTGTGACCAACAGTCACATGGGGAAGGGCAAGGCCCTCTCCAACAGACGCCAACTTAAACATCCTGGCGAGCCTGTAGGCTAACTTCCCACGAAAGCCAAGTTCCACAAGGGTCAATCTAGTTGACCTAAGGAGCGAGACATATCGTTTGAAGAAAACTACACCGGCTCTAAACCTATTATTAGGTGAAGAGCCGCTCAGCCAGGAAGTAAAGTTGGTCGCCATCGAATGCGGAAGTTCTTGAGGCTTCAATCTACCCCATCGCATAGTCTGTATGACCCGAAGGTCAACACCGACATAGCGAAGGAGCGTGGAATTGAAAGTGCCCACTTCTGCATCCACGGACGTTTTTGTCCGCTCCACTTCCAATCCTAATTCGCCAACGGAAAGCATCCAACGTTCAGAGGCACGAAAGCCGGACTGAAACAAAATGTCATCACCGTTGATCAGGCATGGAAGACTCCTACCCTTGTCAGGCAGCCAGCGAAAAGCCCAAAGGAAGGCCAATCGATTCTGCAAACAAAGCAAGGGAAAAGAGAGAAAGGAGCCCATCATTTGTCCTCTCTTAGGACGTACGCCGTCAACTCCCTTTCCGTAAATGAGCGGCCGAAGCGCGCGCATTGCGAAAGAACGGAGATGTTCGGGTACCTCAGAAGCCAAGAGGATTTCAGACAGGATCACTTCAGCAACCTCGATGGACAAACCATCGGTGGCGGATTTATAGTCGCCAGAAGTGAGGACCTCGCCATCCGCGCGTCGAAACCCGGCCCTTGAAAGAGTGCTGTCACTAACATCACCCACAGACAACCACCTAAAAGCCCTAAGGCGATCATAGATGGAATCATGTAGAGGTTTAAGTAACAGTGACTCGCTGGTGAACTTGGTGAGTGCTCTAGGTTTTCCAGCGGACTGGACAACCATCAACTCACAAGCCAAATCACTATCAAGGGGCTCATACGGAGGCTGGGAGTGCAAACAAGTTGAAAGGAAGCGCTCATGAGAGAACTTCCAGTCGTTGCACATCCCGCCGTGAGAGCGAGGGGAATCGACCGTCGAGGAGAGACCGGGGGAGCAGCCGAGGACGTTCTTCTCCCAGTACTTCTTAGACCACCCGCGTTGGAAGAGACGACGAGTCTCTACGCGGACATGGTGAAGATAGCCACTGGGGAGAGGAACGGCACTCGACCGAAAACCCGAGACGACTCCTTCCAAAAGAGGACGTTCCATGCACTTGCAAGAAGCCGGTAAGGCTTTCTTGATACTTTGCCACGCAAGGACCTCTTCCACCGTCCGGGAAGGACAGTCAGAAAGGAGCCCCTTGACAGCTCGCCCGAGAGAGGTGCAGGACGAGCTGTCGAGGTTGACCGTGGGCGTCGGATGTCCAAAGACATACGCCCATTCACAGGTGGCCTGACGCACATAGGAGAGTGTGCGGGCCCGGAAAGCGCGACAGGGTCGCGGGGTGCCGTCGTTTGAGCGCCGAGCCATCGTTAGCAGAAGCTGATGGCAGGTACAAACACGGTC